TCAAGTCATACCCACGTGAGTCATTGGTTATGTTCTGATATCCTTTCCAACCTGAGCCACTCTGGATCATGATGTCAACAGCTAATGCTGAATTGTAATACCAATATGTTCCATCACCTGGATTGCTGTAAGGAGCAGTTGTAGAGTATGTATATGTTAGTGCTCTAAACGGACTAGCAAGGTATACACTTCCTCCTGATATAATTTGTATATTATTGTCAGAAAGTAGACCTGCTGTTGTTATTGGAGTACCGGTAACATACGTAAGTTTAATAGTACCACCAGCTAGATGACTAATACTAATAGCACCACTGCTTTCAATTGCGGCAACAATATTTGGCAAGTTTGCAGAAAGTATGTCTGCTACCATTGAAGTTGCTGTGGTTCCAGTTAATGTTACTGTTGCTGATTGTGTTGATGCTGATCCTGGTACTGATACTTCCATAGTAAACGAATTACCAATGGTGTATGTCTCACTTCCGCCAGCCGCTGTACCTGTAATTTTTAATATGCCAGCTACAAATTTGCGATATAGTTTAAATGTACCGGTTGTTGTGCCTAATGTATCATATTTTACATAAACAGACCCTGCGACTAAGTCACCACCGCCTGCTACTGGACTTAGTCCATATATGGCGGCATTGTCGTCTGCATATAACGGAGCAGTTAGTAAGCTCCAAGTTTCTGTAGTCGTGCTGTATTGTTTAATACCCCAATTAGCACCAGTACCTGTCGCTGATGTTTTAAACCAGACTGATCCAGCTGGGCGTGGGTTTGTGTCTGTTACTCTCCATGCCGGAGCATTTCGATATGTATCAAACGCTACTGTTGGTCCAAGCACTGTTTTAAGATTACCGGAATCATATGCTGTCCATAGACCTAATCTAATGGAACAATCTGTTCCAGGAATACCGTTTGTTCCACCAATTTCAATTCTTAATTGGCCGTCTGCTGTTGCTCCATCACTTGTAGCTAGGCTATCAGCAAAAAGTTCAAGTTGTCCTGACGCATTTGCTCTAGCACTAACACCTGTAATAGATGCTGTATTAATATCACTGGCCGCAACTGTGACTGTACTACCTGTTAATGTAATATTTGAAGCGTTAATCCTCATTGTTTGACCAATGGCCAAGTTAGCCGGGTTAGCAATGCTACCTGTTATAGTCGGAACTCTGTCTTTCCAATCATCACTACCAACTAATGCCCAAGTATTGTCGTAACCTTTGTAGTATACTGGATTTGAAGAACTTGTAGTAACTACAGCATATTCACCAATTGATCCTACAGAACTAATTGGAACTGTACCACTTACTTGTGCAACGTTTGAAATAATTCTTGGAGTAGATTTAACAAAAGCGTTTCCGTCTGAACCAAATCTATAGATACCCCATTCAGTACCACTGGTGCTTATGTCTAACCAATATGTCGCATCAGCTGGTTCACCAGTTGGACGAATGCTTGTGCCTTCTAATTGTGCTAAGTCAACGTTGGCACGTTGTATGTACATTTGATTAGATACACCAAGTGCGCTGTAGGCTGCCAACATACCGTATTCGTTACGTTCATCACCATGTAGAGGATTATCAGCTGAATCCACTTCAAAAGCAATTGAACCAAATTTTGTTACTAGATCTCTTTGACTAGTAATATTAAACACTTTACCGGCGTTTGCCGCTGTTGTGTAAGGTGCAACTGTTCCTGCTGGAGTAAGTTTATCTTGTTTCGTAGCAACAAGTAAGTAAGCGATTGAACCTGCCGCTGTTGGAGTATACTGACTTTCATCAGTTACGGTTACTTGTACTCCGGGTGAAATAAGTGCCATGGTATTTTTCCTCTATATAGGTTACTTTAAACTATTTATGATTATTTTGTTTTTTTGGTGGTGTTAGCCTGCCCTTTTAAAGGTTCGCTAAATAACTGTATGCAACAGCGATCTTTATGTGTGGCCTGCGGAAAAAAACCCAGCGCAATTAACTATAAACGTGGGGGGAAGACCTACTATAGGTCTCGCTGTGACAGTTGCATTAGGAAGAAAATTAACAAGCCAATGCCTAAACCCAGTTGGATCAAAGCAGGGTACAAGAAAAAACCCGTATGTGAAAAGTGTGGCTTTAAGGCAAGGTACAAAGAACAGTTATTTGTCTATTATATAGACGGTAATCTAAATAACAATCATCATCTAAATTTAAAAACTATCTGTGCTAACTGCCAATATGAAATTGCTAAAGAAGGACTTGGTTGGACTCAAGGCGATCTAACTCCGGACTATTAACAGAAAGAAACTCCTCAACTTGATCATATAGATCATCAAGTGTGTGATCATTGGTCATAGTTGCATCAAACTTTTGACCTACCCAACTGTACTCGCTAGCATGTACCTCTAACTCTTCTAATTTGGACCTACTTATTGCCCAACTAAAGTTTTGTTTAGGCCCTTTGTTATATTGTACTGCCGAATTATACCACTCAGGTTCCGGCCCACGCTTAACCCTAAGTACTTCGCCACCCATTGTTTTAATTGCTTTGAGCTCATTGGGGAAACGGCAGTCTGTAATTACTATGTCGTCTTTGGTATTTGCTAGTTTGTGTTCTAAGCTGGCTATCCACATGTTGTTGTGGAATGTTTTGCGTACTACATCAGTTCCCCAATACTGTAATACCCATCTAGGAGTTAGATGTGGCATATTAAGTCGTTTGGCCCACCATTGGTCTACAGTTTCTCTCCACTCGCGGCTTTGTTTGCTACGACCTTCTAAGAGGTCTCTATCCCAATCAAATGCGGCCGCTACTGCGTCCTTTAATGAATCTGCGAATGATTCGCGTTTGTATCCATGAATGTTGACTAGGTAGTCGGCAATAGTATCTTTGCCACTGCCCATAAAACCACATATACCAATTATTGATGACATTTCGTTCCTTTCATTGAACTACTATTATAACTAGTATAGACTGCAAGGTCAAGTAAATTTTAACCAATAACCCACCACATTGGTTGCCCGCCGTCTATGTATAGTTTGATCTCTTCGTCGAGCTTATCTAGTAGTGCAAGGCCTTCTTGTTTAAGTGCTGTACCGTTTAATGTAGTACCGCCTTGTGGGCCTGCAATTGTAGCAAATTTCTCACGTGCCTGCCCAATACTGATTGATGTAAGAGCATAGGCATAGTCTTGTATCCACGGAAATGCTTGAGGATCATTTAGTAATATTTGATCTGGTTTGTAGTTGTATGTCCATAGCAATACACTTTCTTTTACTATGTCTGGACCTTGTATGCCACCCCATGGAATTTTTCGCACTATGGTTAATTTTTTAGTAACCTTATTCCATGTAAAATTCATAAACCCGCCAAACATCTTCATAGCTAACTCTTGATATCCAGTGAATAGTTCATATTGAGCTAGGCCGCCAATACGTCCAGCTACCAACATATAAGTGTTTAGGTATCCTGATGCGAATGGTTCAAATTGGCTAGCTGTTGTTCCTGTTACTGATCCAATTCCACGACGGAATATCTGTTTGACATCAATAATGTAGTTAGGTAGTATGTATTCTTGTGTCTCTGGGTAAACATCTAAGAACACGTAGCTCTCTTCAACGGCATTAGAACTGCGTTGCCTGTATCTGTTGAATGCCTGTTTGATACCCATCTCAAAATGTTCTTGATCAGCTTCAACATCAATCATTCCATAGCCTAATCTTAAACGTATGTAGTCAATGATGTCAGCTCTAACGGATGCTACAGAATCTAACTGTGCCTGTAGATTAGCGTCAAACGCTATGTGTCCGGCACCACTACCTGTAACATTAGAATACAGATTCTTTGGTTCAACTGTTAGGGTAGAAGTCAGGTTACCTGAGGTGTTTGATATAAATTCTGGTAATTCGTTGGGCATTAGTTTTATCCTGTTATTCTGTATTTATGCTGAACAACAGGATAAATTTAGATTACTTTAAGGAGTATAGTATCTGCGTTGATACGTCCGTTGAGTTTAGTATCGGTTGTCTTGATTGATTCTATAAACTTACGTAATTGTATTTTTCCTGCACCTTTAAAGTCTTTTAACTGTTGTTCGGGCTTACGTAGAGTTTTTTGTACACTGTGGGATTGATCAAATCCCACAATACTAGTACCTTTAACACCTAGTGTGCCAGCATGTGCATCAGCTACATATTTTCCTAACTTACGAGTTTTGGTATTATAAACCCATAGTGTTTCTGCTGTTAATATGTCTACAGGATTTACTGATACCAATTTACTTTTGCTATCTTCTTTGAGATATTTTAGTTTAGCAACAACTTTTTCTTTTGCTGGTGCTTTGCGTACTCTTGCCTGTTTTGTTGCTTTCTTGACTTGTGCATAAGCTTCTAGATCAGCAAACAATTTAGCATAAAACGCCTCAAACCGCTTGTAATCTGCCGCTTTATAGTGACTATAACCTTCTTTTAGTTGCTCATCTTGTCCTGCTTTAGCTTCTATTAGTTCTTGCCTGTGTACTTCAAAAAATGCACTAATCTTTTTAATTAAGGCTTGTGGACAGTTTTCTGTTTTAAGATATTCAAATGCTTTAGGATCAGACACAGTTTCACCATTCATTAATTGATCTTCAAACAGTTCAAAATGCAAGATGTGCTTGTTAGCGATCTCGTTCATACGATCTTGTATTGTAGGAACGTTTACTTTGGGCTTGCTATCACTGACAACTGTGTCAACAATACCAGTTGCCTGGGTTAACAGTCTAGCTAATTCTTTGTTTATATAATTTGTAACTGGTTTAACTTTTCCTGTAGTACCACCAAGGCTTTCCCAATAGTCATTGTATTGTTCGTGAACATCAGGCATGCCTAGTGTCAGCATACGACACACTCCACCTAGAGTGCTACCAAATTGACTGTCTGAATTTTTAGCTATGCTTTTGCTATGTTCAGACCATTGCTCGCTGGCATTTACCCAATTAATTACCCATTTTTTGTATTGAGCCGTTTTAGCCTCTATGCTGTAGTAATACATAGCATCGTGTAAGTGCTTAGAATATGCGGCGCCTGACATTGCTGTTGCATTGTCCCATTTAGGTTCCTTAGCAGTGGCCATGCTCATTGCCTTGGTTGCCTTTGCTTTTCTTTTTGCACCGTCAATCTGTATCGCCATTTAGATTATTCCTTGTTGTTTCAATTATTATATTAGTAAAGTTCCCGTCTGTCAACCATTTAATAAAGTGCCAAATGTAATCATTTGTTCATAATTTGTTATTTCTTCGTTAATCTTAGTTATCATCTCTAGATGTTTTTTTGTTTGTTTCTGTTTTCTACGGCATTCTACTTCTTCAATACTTAGTTCAGTGATCATTGAATCAAAATTTCCTACAATCTTTTTCATTTGATTCTGATGAATACCAGTACCTTCTGCTAGCTTAATTAAACTAGTACGGACTTCTTGCCAATCAACACTTGATTCTATCTTCATAATACTAATTATACATTCATTTGGGCAGGATGTCAATGACGATAAATACTAGATAATTAGGATTTTACAATGCCGCGTTTAAGTTTATATAAGCCTACTAAAGGTAACGACTACAAGTTTTTTGATAAGAGAATTTCGGAGATGTTCACTGTGGGCGGCGTTGATGTCAACGTTCACAAATATCTCGGGCCTCTTGATCAAGGATTTGTTAGTAATACTGAGCCTGGTGGAACAAGCCTTACTAGCATACAAGATCTATTGTTCCTAGAAAATCGCGATCGCAAGTATGATACCAGTATCTATACCATGCGTACCATTTACCGCATCAATGATAATGATTTTGATCTGACACAGTTTGGCCTTTTCCTAACAGGTGACACTATGTTTGCCGTGTTCCATTTAAGCGATATGGTACAGACTATTGGTAGAAAATTGATAGTAGGTGATGTCTTAGAACTTCCAAACCTTAAGGATCTGTATCCGTTAGACGATACATTGCCTGTTGCACTTAAAAGATATTATGTAGTTAATGACGCTACACGTGCCGCAGAAGGGTTTTCACCAAGTTGGTATCCACACCTATGGCGCGTTAAACTACAACCATTGGTAGACAGCCAAGAATACAAAGATATCATTGACAATATTGCGGCTGGTGACGGGACTGATAGTAGCATATCTGACGTGTTAAGTACATATGACAAATATCTTGACATCAATGATGCTATCGTTGAACGTGCAGAAGCTGATGTTCCTAAGAGTGGATATGACACTACTAATCTATACACTGCGCCAGTAACAGCATCAGGACTTCCGGGCGACCCAGATGGAGTACTTACAAGCTCGAATGCCAATGTTTCTAGCAATACCTATTCAAGTTCTAGCACAGTATCACCAAGTGCTAAAGTAGAAGGATATCTGACTAGTGATGCATTACCGCCAAATGGGGCTAGTGTGTCAGCTGGCATATCATTCCCTACAAGTCCAGTAATAGGTGAGTTCTTCCTTAGATTAGATTATGTTCCAAATAGATTATTCCGCTATGATAGCCGTCGTTGGGTTAAAATGGAAGACGGCGTTAGGACAAATCTTACTCCGGGTGCTAGCAACCAAACACAGCGTAGTGGATTTGTTAATAATACCGATGCTAACTATGCTAATGCATTAGCCTGGGATGCCATACGTATTCCAACAGGAGCATATACTCCTGCGGCAAATGCACAGACATTGTCATTTACTCTTAGTTCTAAACAAGTAGTTACTAAGACCCTGTATGTAAGTACATACGGTGTTAAAACAAAACTTAACAGCACTATTATAACTAATACCATTAGCAATACCAGTGGTAACATATCATTTACTGTATCTACTGCATTGAATACCGAGGATGTATTAGAATACACAATCTATGCTAACGTAACATATCAGCGGCAAGGGCTCAGTGACGCTCTTAGCCCCACAGCGGACAATTAATTATGGCGGCACTTCAACAGTTTTTTTATGATGCTCAGATTGAGCGATTCCTGGCACAGTTTATTAGGATGACTTCAGGATTCCAAGTGGAGTTTGGCAAAGACAGAGATGGCAACAAGACATTACAAAGAGTTCCTGTTTACTACGGAGATGGTAGTCGACAAGTAGCATCAATACTTAATAATATGAGTGAAAATGCTATGATGGCGGTTCCGGCGATGACTGTGTACATTAATAATGTGACCTATGACAGAGATCGGGTGCAAGAACCTAACTTTGTTGGTAAGATGAACATACGGCAAAGAAACTACAACGAAGAAACACAAGAATATGAGGCAAAGCAAGGCAATGCATTCTCAATTGAGAGATTGATGCCTGTGCCATACACATTAGAACTTAAACTAGATGTGTGGACTAGCAACACTAAACAAAAACTACAACTGTTAGAACAATTGATAGTGTTGTTTAATCCGGCATTAGAAATACAATCAACTGACAACTACATTGATTGGACTAGTTTAAGTGTGGTTTATCTTGAAAATCCAAATTGGACAAGTCGTACTGTGCCAATTGGTACTGAAAATCCCGTTGATGTTGCTACATTAACATTCAAACTACCAGTTTGGATTAGCCCTCCTGCAAAAATTAAAAAATTAGGGGTTATACAAAAGATTATTGCTAGCATACACGACAGTGATGGCAATCTTAGCGAAGATGTATACAATAGCACTAATTTAATGGGAGCGAGACAATACTTTACTCCATTGGATTACGGTGTGTTATTGATTGGTAATACCCTTACCTTATTAAAATACAGCGAGTTTGAAGACCCGCGTGATCCACGGACGGAATTAGTTCCAAAATATCCTGTTACCGAAACTCCGGTTAAGGTTGGTACTAGAGACGTATGGCGAGATCTTATTAACGTTTATGGTGTTCTTGAAAATGGGATTAGCCAAGTTCGATTATTAACCCAAGATGGTGTTGCTGAAGTAGTTGGTACTGTAAGTTTTCATCCTACTGATGACAGCCTGCTAATATTTAATGCCGACATTGACACATATCCGGCTAACACATTGGACCCAATTGACGCTATCATTGACCCACGCAAAGTTACAGTAGATGCTAGCATTACGGCCCCTGCCACTGGCACTAGATATCTATTATTGCATGGTGTTGGTAGTTTTGACAATCCATCCGGAACTGGGCCAAGTGCTTGGCGCGGCAGTGACGGGCAGGATTTAGTAGCCAATGCCAACGACATCGTGCAGTACAATGGCACACACTGGGTAGTAGTATTTGACAGCCCAGCGGCAGATAGTGTACAATATGTAAGTAATCTAAATACTGGAACTCAATATAAATGGAATCTCGATCAGTGGGTAAAAAGCTGGGAAGGCGAATATAAGGCAGGATTATTTACTTTAGTTCTTTAATTTACATTTTTCACCGTGCCACCTTTTAAAATTTCCTGCATCGATAGTTAATAAACAATATTTACATTGTAAATATTTTTTAGGTATTGGGTTTTTTAATATTTGTTCAGACAGCATTTTTTTTACTTCCATACTATGAGTTTTGCCATACATTGGGTTTTTTTCTTTTACTAATTTACCTTTCATTGCAATTGACATCTTTTTTAAGGTTTCATCAGATCTATTTTTTCCGTATGATGGATGATTAACTCCTATTCTATTAAGTTTGTTTTTTTCCCAACTATCTCTAAGTTTCTTTTTAGTTTCTTCTGAACGTTTTTTACCAATATGATTATTATTTCTTTGTAGTAATTGCCATTCTTTATTATTAAACGGATTAATTCTATTAAATTGTATTTTGAGTAATTCGTACTTTCTACCTGTTATTTTATATCTATGCTGATTTTTTGATTTAGCCATCATTCTATTCATAGCAAAAATCATTTTATTCTTTTCTAGCCCATTTACCATTTTAGTAAGTAGCCAATGGCATATAAAATGTTGTCTACCTGTTAATTTGATCATATTAGATTTGTCATTAGTTCCCCCGATACTCTTAGGTATTATATGATGATTTTCTGTATATTCATCATTAGGGGTTGTATTTGCTGAATTAATTATGTTATAATAAAGTTTAGTATATTTGTTATCAATAAATATCATTAAAAGGTCCTTATATTTTATTTATGCCTAAAGTACAAAAACGGTCTGTGGATTCTAGTCTTATAGAAGGTGTCGGAACTTTCATCTACTGTACATCTACCAAACGTTATCTATTCCTCTTACGCAACAGTAGCAAGTATTCGGGCTCTTGGGGAGTTCCTGGTGGCAAGGTTGAAATCAACGAGAACATCTTAGGAAGTCTACTCAGAGAGATTCAAGAAGAATTGGGCGGTACCATCGAAGACGCAAAAATTATTCCTATAGAAAAATTTACCAGCGACAATGGTAATTTTACATACCACACATTTATAGCACCCGTAGAAGATGAATTTACTCCCATATTGAACGAAGAACATCGTGGGTATTGTTGGGTAGCATTAGAGGATCATCCCAAACCGTTACACCCTGGAGTGTGGCGCACGATCAATTTTGAGTCTGTGGTTAGTAAGATTAAAACCTTAGAGTTGATACTTTAGTCAAAATAAAAGCCCACTAAGGGCTTTTATCTTTTATTAGTCTAACAATTATAGATCTGCTTCTAACACCATATCTCTATGGGAAATTTGTCTAAAATTAGCGTAGCCTCTCCAAGATGCATGTGTAGGATATCTACCATTTGGTGTTACTAGTGCGAAATCTACATCATCATATACTGCGAATAGTTGGCTATAGCTTTCTTCCCAATTATTTCCAGTTTGATCAACACCAATCGCATCATATCCGTTAGTACCAGCATATATGTTACTGTTGTATCCTGAGTCAAATTGTCCTTCACATCCTACTAGGTATATTTTCTTGTGTCCATCGAAACAAGCAAGATACGTAGCTGTTGCACCAGCGTCAGCATATAAATCATGCGGAGTTAGGTAAAACGCTCCCGGAAATTCTAAGGTAAGTGGGGCCTGGGCGTACACAATATTAGCAGTAGTAAATCCACTGTCAACACATTCTTGAGCCATTTCCATAGTAGTTACTACTAGGAAATCTGGAGTATGATCTCTGTAAAAAGCATTACACGCATAACTTTGCAATGTATCAGCTCCAAGCAATCCGTTGAATTTGTTAAGCGTATGAGAAACTGGAAACTTCTTCCTACTCTCACCGTTACCAAATACTACAGCACGATTTGAAACTTGATTATTAACAACATTATTTGGAACCGTTTCTTCAACTGAAGTCCATTCTCCATGTTCTAATCTACGTTCTTGGATAATATCTTCACCTTCATAGTTGGATCTATATTGTTTTGTATATAATTTAAGCATTTATTTTTTCTCTGTTAAGCGAATACTGAGACCTATTACTAGGCCTCAGTTTCTAATTTACATTAAACAATATAAGTTGTTTGCACTTTAATGTTAGCGTTTATGCCAGCACCAACTGGAACCATAATCAATCTAACAACGTTACTTGCAATGTTTGATACAAATGTACCTATCTCACCGTCCGGAGCAATAACAGCATACGAACTATGTGTTACTACAGCATCTTCTTGTGCTAACATTGTTTCTTGACTATGTACACTTGATGTAGCGCCATCTCTCATTTGGATGAAGTACTTAGCTGAGTGATATGCTGTGTCAGGGAAACTGTCAATTATTACCATGTTACCAGCTTGTGTAGTAATTGGTGTTTCGTCATACACAATAGTACCTGTTAGCTGTACCTTGTCGCCACTTTCATTACCAATGTTAATGTTACCACTTGAATCACCTAATACTGTAAGTTGTCCTTTAACAGTAAGATCTTGCTCAATTACAACACTACCTGCGGCGTTAACTGAAATTCTTACAGCACTACCAGTTACAATATTTGCAAAGTTGTTGTCACCTGCATTGAGCTGTACTGTACCAGCACCATTGGCTAGCGAATTAACTGTTGCTGTGGTTACAAATCTACGTGCATCAATCACATCACCAGCTGCCGGAGCTTCTGTAAATGTCATTGTAGTACCTGATACTGCGTAAGCCGTAGTTGGTATTTGCACGATACCGTTAATAGATACTATAGTTGCGGCTGTTGTTGATGCCACGTCTAAAGTAAATGCTACTGTTGCACCGTCACCGTTAAACTGGTCTGATGCTACAACAGTAAATTCAGTACCTGGTTGGACCCATTCACTGCCATCATAGTATTCAATACCAGATGCTGTAGTACTGTACCGTAACATACCAGCTACAGCGACGTTTGCTGTTGCACCTGGACGATTTGAGTTTGATCCAACTGGAAGAACAATAGCACCAGTACTGTCAAATTTCACTACTGCGCCGTCTTGTACTAAGGTATTACCGGTTGAACTAAACACTGCGGCATTCTTAGCAGTGTCTATTACCATTAGTGCATCATTACCTTGACCTTTAACTGTTACTGATGTTGCAACTTTAGTACTGTTAATAGTTGCACCAATACCAATGAATACTGATTTAGCCATTGCTACACCACCCGGAGTAACAATTGCTCCAGTGTCAGTAGCACTTGCTTCTGTTGCATTTGAAACTGTAGCAACACCACTTGCATTAAATGTACCTGTGTTCATTACTGCGGCACTAATGTTAGCACTTGAGTTAAGGAATCCACTTACGTTAGTTGCGGCCAGTGTAGTTGTTCCGGTTGCATTTAATGCACCTGTGTTCATTACTGCACTACTGATATTACCAGTTGTGTTAATTAAACCAGTTGAGTTAATAGCACCACCATTAACCACTGAAGCACTAAGATTGCCTGCTAAGTTTACAAAGCCACTTGCAGCCAATGTAGTAAATGAACCACTACTTGCTGTTGCATTACCAATTGGAGTTGCATTAATTGACGCAAACGATGCTAGTCCGCCGATTACATTACCAGTTGCAGTTAATGTATCTGCGTTAACTGTTCCGCCGTTCATTACTGATGCACTAAGATTACCTGCCAAGTTCACATAGCCAGTTGCTGTTATTGTACCTGCGTTAACTGCTCCGCCGTTAATAATTGCGGCACTTATGTTACCACTTGAATTAAGGAAGCCACTTATGTTAGTTGCGGCCAGTGTTGTAGTACCAGTTGCATTTAATGCACCTGCATTAACCACTGCACCACTGATATTACCAGTTGTGTTAATTAAGCCAGTTGAGTTAATTGCTCCGCCATTTAATACTGCGGCACTAAGGTTACCTGCTAAGTTCACAAAGCCACTTGCATTTACAGTAGTAAATGATGCCGCGGCCGCCGTTACATTACCAATCACGGTACCTTGGATACCACTACCTACATACAGTCTACCACCGATACCAGCACCACCAAGTACTTGTAATGCACCTTCGTCAGCGGCTGTTGCCGCGTCAGTCCCTTCAATTATCGTAGTACGGTTAAGATTCCAACTTGTTGTTGCGTGTGTGTATGTGATGTTAGCACCTACATTTCCGTAAGCAACGTTAATACCAGCACCATCTGCTGAAGCACTGGTGCCAGCACCATTGGCTACCGTAATTTGTAGATCTTCAACGTCTAATGTAGCAACGTTAAGTGTTGTATAGTCACCTTGTACTGTTAATCCACCAGTAACAACTACATCACCACCAACGTTCAAGTTTTTAGCAATACCTACACCACCTGCTGTAATTATAGCACCTGTTGTTGTGTTAAGACTTTGCCAGTCAGCCAACGATTTAAGTTGTAGACTAGCAACCACATTACCTGTAACACCAACACCACCTGCTGAAACTATAGCACCTGTTGCCGCACTTGTTGAAACTGTTGCATTAGCAACGTTTAAATTATTTAAAACTTGAGTTGTATCTTGTGTTATCAATCCAACTCTGTCTGCATCTACATTAATTACAATGTTACCACTTGCACCACTATCATTAACAGCTACAAAACTATCATCTGCTATAATTTGAGTAACATCTGATGACAATGCTGATTCTAAGTATGTTAGTGTTACTGCATCTTGTGCTGATGTTGGATCTGCAAGGTTAATAGCTGATGAGCCGTTAAAGTCAACGTCATCTGTTGCCGCAAGAACTAAATCACCTGAAGTAGTTCCAATCCAACCTGCGGCATTTGCTGTAATTTTTGCGCCTACTGTTAATGTATTAGATGCAAATCTTAAACCATCGTTATCAATCATTAAGCCGTCTGCACTAGTAGTTACAACTCTTCCTGTTGTTAATCCACTTGCTTTTACTGTTGCTACGCTTGCTTGGCTAGCTGATACGTTACCTGTTGTGTTAATTAATCCAGTTGAGTTAATTGCTCCGCCGTTAATAATTGCGGCACTTATGTTACCACTTGAATTAAGGAAGCCACTTATGTTAGTTGCGGCCAGTGTTGTAGTACCAGTTGCATTTAATGCACCAGTGTTAACCACT